AGGAGGCCGAGCAGAAGGCCAGGGCAGGCGGTGGCGCGTCCGAGTAAGCTGTAACGCTTTGAGCACTGCTCTGTTTTTTGGATTTAGATTGAAATAAATTTTTATTTTGATCTAAAAAAAATATTATTGAATAAAAGTATTTGGCAGTAGGATAATGCTACTAGATATATGATTTATATATAATTAAAAAATTGAAAAAATAAAACCTATTAAGTCTTATTAGTCATTTAAATCTTGCCTACCAGAATGTCTCAGCCCGCATCTAACCCTGAGGGTGGCTCCACTCCCGTGCCTTTTTCGGTTGAGATTAATGGCGTGCCTGTCCCCGTGACTGCTGTTGAGCAGAACCCGCCTCTCGATATTGCCCTGGCGCTGAAGTCCGCACCCTTCATGGAATGGGTGCGCGAGCTAGACCCGCGCTTTAGCGTGAGTTCGGTTCTCTTCCAGAGTACGGACATGTTTGGGCCGCGTGTTGGCTTTCTAAAGTTTTCTGTGTCAGGCTCCTTCCAAGGCAAGCCAGTGCCTGGTATTGTGTTTGGGCGCGGGGCCGCGGTAGCCATCCTAGTAGTGCTGATCTGCGGCACTCAACGCTGGGTGGTGTGCTGCCGTCAGCCGCGCCTCGCTGTGGGCCGCCACTTTTTGGAGATTCCCGCAGGCATGATGGACGGCAAGGGCTCTTTTGTGGGCGTGGCAGCCAAGGAGATGGCTGAGGAGACGGGCATTGTAATCAATGAGGGTGACCTGACTGACCTCACTGCTCTGGGCTACGGTCCCGGGACACCCTGTGGTCCCGGCGGCTCTGAGGCTGCTCAGGCAGGTGGGCCACTGCACGGCATGTACCCCAGTGCTGGTGGCTGCGACGAGTTCATCCGCATCATGTATTACCCGAAGGAGGTTGATGAGGCCTACCTAAGTGAGCTTAACGGAAAGCTGACCGGCTGTGCGGAGGAGCAGGAGAACATTCGGCTGGAGCTGGTGCGCTATCAGGACCTGTGGAGCCTTTGCCCCGAGTCTAAGGCTCTCAGCGCCCAGTTTCTCCTGGAGAGGCTGCAGACTGTTGGCAAGGTGCCCTATTAAATAGCCAAGAAAAAGAACACTATTGAAAGATTAAAAAAATTATACCTATAATATTTTTAATCATTCTTTTATTTTTAACATATTAATCAAACTATTTGATGTTCTCAATAAAGGTTTATTTCTTTTAACCTTATAATCATTTTGAAACTTACTTATTTTATGTTTATATTCATCTTCTATATAAATCTTTAATGGTTTTAAAGGAGGAAATACTAATAAACTTGTTTTATCAACCATTCTAAAATCTTTACGAAATTCATCTATCGTTTGATGTCCTCCAAACATTTTTAAACTTTGTCTTGGATTCGCAGGTTTAATAAATGAATCCTCATTTATTAATTTCTTTTTAAACATCATTAATAGACAATTTCTTTCATCAGTCTTATTCTCAATATAATCCAAATTATACGATTTCGCACAATTAAATGAACAAAAATATCCATATGTATGAAATATATCATCACGATATAAATCAGGAATTCCAATTGATTGATGCTCAAATTTATGACAACACCACCAACAATGCATATCTGTTTGATCCGCTTTTGTTATATCAATACTAATATCATTTAATCTATCAAATTTAACATTATCATATAATAATCTTTCTAATTCTTCTATTTTATGTTTTAATTTAACAACCATTTCATCATCATTATGTTTTTTTGATCTAGACTCCATATATTTTTTTTCAGGTTCTATTTCAGTTTGAGTATTATTATACTCATTTTTTAATGAACCTTCTGATGTATTCAATATAATAGTCTTTAAATCATTTATTATTGATCCATTTGTTTTATTTTCTTGATTTTTTGTTGAAGTATATTCTATACTTGGATTAGTTATAATATCTGGTAATTCACCAATATTTTTTGTATCAGCAATAGATAATGGTAAATATGCTATAATACATTCATTATCTGTCTCTATATTCTTAACAGTCCCCTTTTCAAGCTGAAAAATTTTACCAGTTGGCTTTCTTCCTCTTTTTTTTGGTATCTTGACTTCTGTAACTTTAACATTAGTTTGTTCCATAGTTGTTTTTATTCATTTCTTTTTATATATTAATTATATAAAGTTATATTTTAATACCATAAAATATAACTTTATTAAGCATATACACTAATTTATTGATATATTAAAATTATTTTTTAATATTTATAACACTTTTTTTATTACGAATACTTCCTTTAGCATTTTGTATCTTTTCGGAATCAACGGTTGAGGTCATTAATACACGTCGATCACTTGTATCCTCTTCAGTTACTGAACTAGTTTCATCATTTCTTGGCAAATTTTGTTTTAATTTATTTAATATAGAATTAATATTTGCTGAGCCAGACATACCAGTTGATGTCATAGATTTAGATGGTTGATTTGATTTTGGAGGTAATCTAGATTTTTCAGATACGGGATTTCCAGATACGGGATTTCCAGATACGGAATTTCCAGATACGGAATTTCCATTCATAAAATTAGATCTTGTTCCTAATTGAACAACATTTTTACTCTTTAATGATTCATTCTCTGATTTTTGTTTCTCTATTATTCTTTGTTGATTTTCTTGCATTCTTTCCATCTCTTTTCTTTGCGATTCTAATGCCATTTCCATTTGTTTTTTCTCCTGTTGCATCTTTTGATACATTTGATTTTGATCATTTACACCTTGTTGTTGTTTTCCAATTGTCATTTCAGCAACTTTTGATCTTGTAACATTTGCTACATTAGCACGAATCTTATTGAATAATTCTGGATTTGTTTCCTTTATTTTATTCATTCCTGGAACATTTGATATACTATTTGCTGTAACAAAGGCACCGGCTGATCCAGCAAACATTAATATTGCTCTGAATTCAACAGAATATCCATCTAATTTAGACTTATATTTATCATATAATTCACCAAATAATTCATCATTTGAATTAGCATCAATTGATTTAAAATGATCTCCCCATCCATTTAAGTCAAATCCAAATGGATCAAACATTTTATTTAAATATTCACAGCCTTTTGCTCCATATACAAATGTTGATTTCCAAAATTCCATACCATTTCTACGTTTCTGAAAATTAGTATGAAATTCAATTTCAGCAGTCATCTCGTTATAATCACTGTTAATTGTATATTCCTTTGATAATGATATTCCAAATTTTTCTTTTATATATTTTAACTGCATAAATTTTTCTAATCTCTTTAATCTTTGTTGTTGAGGCGGTAATTGTTCAAATGGCATCTCATAAACATTATTTACAACAGCTTCTTTTTTTATAGATTTTTCCGATTTAGATGATTTGTTACTCCCAGATTTATCATCTGAATAATCATCATCATCCTCCTCGTCCTCAAAATCATCATCGTCGTTTGAATGAATTGATTTTTCAGAAGGAGCTTTATCAGTTTGATGAAATTTTAAATTACTTACATTATTACCTTCTAAATTTAAGGCATCCACAACATGCTCATCATCTTCACTAGTATTCTCATTAACAACTGTTAATTTTTGAGGAAGTTGTTCTTTTATTTTAGATTCATCTGCTAATAAATTTAAAAATAAATCAGTATCAGTAGTTATAATTTTTTTGGCTTTAATATTAGACATTATATTCTATTTTAGAAACTAAATATATATTATAAACGAATCATTCTTCTATATTAAATATAAGTAATGTTTATTATCAATTATTGCTAAATATTATAAAACCATTAAGATTATGTCAAAAATAACAATTTTATTGTTAATTTAATTTATATTTAATTTCTTTTTTAAATTTATATAATATATGTATTCAAATATAGAAGAAGCCTGGAAGTCATCAAATGATTTAGATAAATATCGCAAGGAGTTTCATCCAATTACCCGTATAACTGACGCAACAAATGAAATTAATAATAATAGCGCTAGAAGTTCAAAAGTTCTAGATGCTCTCAAAAGTAACTCTGAGACAATTATTTCTTCTGACATGTTATCAGAAGTAGCAAATATTGAAAATGTTAAAAGACAAATTAACAAACCAGTAATGAAGCAAAAAATGATGACTACAAAACAAATACCTGTTCAACAACAAAAATTTAAAAAAATGGAAAAAAAAGTTAATACTAAACCAGTAGTATTAATTAATAAGAAAAAAAATGTAGTTAGATCAAAATCATTAAGTGTATCATCTCAAAGTCATTTTGATTTTGAAACAGATTTACGTGATTTAGAAGCTTCTATAAAAAAGGATGATGGAACACAATGTAATAAATTATTTAAGCATTTTCAAGTTTGTAAAAAATGTAGAAATACATTAATTGAAAAATTTAGTAATGATGCTAGACCAGCTATTAGAGAATTAGCAAACTTTGGTCCTCAAAATAGTTTAGATAGTATAAAATATAATTTAACTGAAAGTTTTGTTGATTTATCCAAATATACTGATGTATTAAAAGATAAAAATAATAAAAATATTCTATCAATTATTCTTTTTGGTTTGCTTGTAATTATTATTTTATCTATGATTTATACATAATCTCATTTTATGAATTTAAATAATTTAAATAATTTAAATAATTTAAAAAATCTTGTCATTAGTGGTGGTGGATTTAATGGATATCAGTTTTTTGGTATTATAAAACATCTTGAAGAAAAAAATGTTTTAACAAATATTACTAAATTTATTGGAGTATCAATGGGGGCATTTATATGTCTATTAATAATAATAGGTTATAAATATAATGAACTAGAACTATTTCTAATAGAATTTAATTTTACAAAGATATTTGATTTAAAATTTGAAAAAATTTTATCAGAAGAAAATATTAAAGGCTTATCTAATGGATCTAATTTTGATAAATTAATAAAGAAATTTTTGAGTTTCAAAAAATTTGATGAAAATATAACTTTATTAGAATTATTTAATATAACAAATAAACATATAACCATTGGTGTTTCAAATTTATCTTTAGATACTGTTGAATATTTTGATCATATAAATCATCCTGACATACCTGCTTTTAAAGTATTGAGAATGAGCAGTTGCATACCTATATTTTTTGAACCAATTGAATATAATAATTCATTCTACATTGATGGAGTATTAAAAGATTGTTTCCCAATTCAATTAATTCCAGATGAAGAACTATCATTAACTATCGGAATTTTATTAGAAACTGACAAAGATTCATATGATATTCCAAAAATGACATCAGTTGAATATTTAATTCATTTATATAGAACAATTATGAATGATCCCATGAAATTAAAAATTAATAAATATAAATCTTTATTAAAATTATTTATTCTCAAACCTATTACAAATTCATATAATTATCAATTAGATAAAAACATTAGACACGAATTAATCGAATGTGGATATAATTATTGTAATTCTACTCTTAGTTCAATATCGTAACGTCAAAATAAGATCAGACGCAACCAAATGTTTATTTATTCTCTTTCTTTAAATTAGGAATTTTTAATGACTCAGAATCTTTCTGATACGCCGACATTCTGTCTGCTAATGACAAATTATTATCCACATAATCTTTGTCTGACACATCCATTAAATTAAATGCTTCCTCAAATTTAGATGCTCCAGTTGTTTCAGTTAATTTAATTAATCCAAAAGCTTCATCTAATGAAGCATTACTATTATCCTGATTATATGACATTATTTCAGTATTCTTTGTAGCAGTTTTTTGTCTAAATGTATCAAATAGGGTATTAAATTTTGACATATATTGTCCTTTATCGTTTGTAGAGGATGTTGTTAATAAATCATCAAAATTTTCAACCTTATTAATATCATATGTTGTATTTAAATTCTTCTTAATATTTTCTCTTATCTCTTCAGCAATTTTTTCATTATCCGTATTTAATTTGTTATTCTCTTCTTTAAATACCTTCTTACATGTTTTTTCGTCACCATACGTAAACTCTAATTTGGTTGATTCAGTTTCAGCTTTTTCTAAAAAATCTCCAAATTGTTTCTTTAAATCGCCAAATTGACCAGCTTCTAAATACTCTTTTCTAGCTTTATCATATATGATTCTAGTGGTTTCATTTGATAATATATCGTATGCTACACCAATAATATTAAAATGTGTTTGTAATGTTTTCTTTTCATCTGTCGATAGTTCATCAGAATTTAAATATTTATCAGGATGGAATTTAATAGCTAATTTTTTATACTTTTTTTTTATATCATTTATTGTTGTTTCAGATGACATTTCTAATTCTAGTAATTCATATAAATCATATTTAACATACACTTGAATTAAATCCATATTATATTATAATAATATTATTATATATTTATATTATAAATGAAAATAACAAATTTAAATATTAAAAATTTTCCAGTTATGTATTTAGCAGCATCTGTTGGCACACAAACTGTATATATACAGGAAGATTTTAATGATACTTCAACTTCAGAAATAATTCAAATGAATTTTTATTTATATAATATATTGATATCTAATTATGGTGGATTAACACACTTTAGTATTCCTGATAATAAAAAATATTATAAAAATAATCATTATTATTTAAATCTTTTAGAAATAATATATAAAAACTTGGAAAAAACAAATGATTATGAAAAAATAAATAATTTAATAACCCAAAATATTAAAGACATTAAAGCTGAAGACACTTTTGTTAATAAAATATCGATTAATACCTTAAATATTTTTCAAAATAAAGAAAAATTTAATAAAAAAGAATATTATTCATTTCTATTTTTAGCAATACCATTTGCTTTAAAAATATTAGAAAAAGATAAATTAATTTTAGAAATAACTAAATATATAAATTTATTAACGAATGATATTAATAACATATTATCATGTATAACTATTGGATTATTCATTAATTATGCTTTAAATGATATTGGTATAAATAAGTGGTTAGAATTAATAATAAGTGATTTAAATAAAATAAAAGGATCTGAAAAATATATAGATTATATAAATAATTATATTGAAAATAATTTTAGAAATAGTGTATTTATTCCAAGAAGAATAGATGATTTTGTAATTGAAAGAAATCGTAATTTTATTGAAAATTATGGTTCAAAATATAATAAATATTTATCGGTTAAATTTGAAGAACAAGTTTTATTAGTTATTGATTCATTACTTCGATCGCATGATAATTGGGAGAAATTAGTATTGTATGGATTAACTAATTATAATGATAACATTTCATTTGGATTAATACTTGGTATTTTATATGAAATAATGTATAGTTCAGTTAAAATTAATAATAATTTAATAAAAAGATTTAGTTTTAATTTGTAAAAAAAAAATTTATTATATAATAATATATAATAATAATGGATATAGATTCAACAACAACTTCTCCTGGAGTAATTTCTCAATTTAAGATAACTGATTCTGATATGCTCACTTATTTAGCAAAAACAGAAGCTTATAAGGCTAATAAAAAGGCTATAGATGATCTTGTAGATTTAATAAAAGGTGGTGATGAAACAGCTTCTGGTAAATTATTTGCCTGGTGTCTATTTAATGTTCCTAGATTAGCACTCGAATTTCTCCTTGAACCTAAACCAACTACACCAACTTCAACTGCGACTCCAAAAACAAAAGCTGCTCATGTTGCTGCGGTTGCCAGCCGTATTCCAACAATGCAAAAATTATTCTCAACTGTTAAACCAACTGATGTAAAAAGTTTTGTAGAACTTTTACCAAGTGGTGAAAGACAAATGCTTCGTGAGTCTATCTTGTATGCTGGTAAAAAAACCTATGCTGATGTACCACTAAGTGAATTAGTTGAAAAATTAAAGAAATCAAAAGCCTTAGTAGAATTCTTAAGAGGACAATCTACTCAAGTATTATGGACAGCTCCTCAAATTGATGTTAATCCTTATGATGGATTAAACTTATTATTACTTCAACCATCTATCACACAAGTTGTAATGGAAAAGAGAAAAAAAGATGCTGAATTAATGTTGGCAAGAGCTACACCCCTTGTTAGCGGCGTAATGGGACCTGTAGGCCCTGAAGTATTTTTAAGATTATCTTCATCCATGAGCGGAGGCGCAAATTTAGATCCTTCTATTCCTATTGATATGAGAGGTGCTGGTCCCATAATAGCAAGCATGAAAGCTGGATTCTTTAACGGTTTAGCCATTGGAACAGGAAATAGCCCAACACAATGGCGTCCTGTAAGTGATGTAATATTCATATCTGGTCAATTAAGAGCAGCATATAATACATTATTATCTAGAATTGAAAAAATAACCGGACGCGAAAAAGTATTAAGTAAAGACGTAAATGATCATGTTAAAAGCGTTATAGATAAATTAGAACAAGCCGAAAAAGATGTAAAAGAAACACGTGATCAATTAACAAAATATAATGAAATTATTGCTTCCGGACAATCTTCTTTAAGTAAGAATTCAAGAAATGGTTTAGTAGATTTAACAAATCTCAAACAAAGTGTAAAACTCTATAATGATGCTCAAACACTTAGAAACAGATATGAACAAAAGATATTCCGCGTAATATCTACACTTGGACTTAAATTAGAATCCTTATCTTATTAAAAAAAATTGATATATTAATTTTTTATAATTACTTAATTATAAAATCATTAATCATAATACAAAAATGCCCGAATCACTAAAAGTTCAAATCCTAGACACATCTATTGTAGAATACTATAAAGAAAGATCTAATTATGGATCTGATAGTGGGTATGATCTATATTGTCCAGATACAATTGTAGTCTTACCAAATTGTATTTCAACAATTGACTTCAAGATAAGATGTTCTCCAGATTTTGAAAAAATTCATGGATATTATCTTTGTCCTAGATCATCAATTTCTAAAACACCTCTGATTATGGCAAACTCTATTGGAATTATAGATCACAGTTATCGTGGAAATATAATGGCAAAAGTATTTAATACAAATAATGTCCCTTTTGAAATTAAAAAAGGAGAAAGATTATTTCAACTTTGTATGCCTTCTCTAGAACCATTTAATGTTTCATTTGTTGATGAAGTAGATGAAACTGAACGTGGATCTGGTGGATTTGGATCAACTGGAAAGTAGATTTAATTTATAAATTTTCATCAAATATCGAAAAATATTTAAATTACTTAACTATCAAATGCTAATCCACCAACACCATTTATAATTCTTAAAATATTATAACTTAAAGCATATATTCTAGTGTAAGCTGGTTTATTATAACTAACTGATTTATCTACAGTTAGAACTAAATTAATATCATCAATACGAGAAAAATTACATGATCCACTTGGTTGATATTGTTCATTATTAATAGAAAAAGAATAAATGTTAATTCCTTCTGAAGCAGCATTTGAAAATCCTTGATAATTTTGTATCCAAGAATAATATTGAGATGATCTTGGTGTAATTCGATCGTTACCATTTAATAGGAATTGTACATTATTTACGATATTAATTCCTTTATTTTTTTCAATATTATTAGTATAATTAAAGAGATCTTTTAAATTAGAATTTTGAATATAATCAAATTGAGTTACAAAATATAAGGCCTTTGTTGGATGATTATATGAAATTTTAATTTTATTATTATTATTAATTAATAATTTTTCATTATCAAATTGAATATGTTCTATTAAATATTCATGATTTGATTTAGCAAATTTTAATCTTTCATTATTATCTAAAAATATATAATCAACATACAAAAATGTCGATCCTAATGTAATGTTATCTAAATTAAATATACTATTTATTTTATTTTTATAATTAAATTCAAGCATAGAATTTTCAGGATTAACAATATATTGAGTATCAATTCCTGTTATTGGATAACCAGTTATAAAAGCAGTTGAATTATTCAACTTGATATAATATAATCTTTTCGTATTTTCATCATACTTTATAAATTTACTATATACCAATACATTTCCAACATTTTGATATATTATTTCGTTTTCATTAAAATTTACAACATTTTCTTTTATTTGAATATAATTTGTTGGACCAACTATTAACAAATTACTTAAATTATTAAATTCTACATTTATTTTTATATCATTATAATCTAGAGCAATTAACGGTAATGCTAAACCATTATATTTACAAAAGTAAAATGGTATCGGTATATGCAATAAATATGATCCATGTCCATTATAAAATGTTTTTAATTGAGGTATATTACCAATCATCATATCTAAAGATTTCTTATTAAATCTTTGTGTTAATTCATACCATATGTTAAGCCAATCACCATATAAGTGATCAATAATTTTTCCACCTATTTCAAATTCAATTGAACTAATTAAACCAAACCCAACTTTTTCAATCCAACTAGTAACAGCAATATTTTTTAAATTAATATCTTGATTTATAAAACTAGTATCAATTATTTTCGGAATACTAGGTAATGTAGCACATAAATAAATTTGTCCCATTAAATCGCCATTTTTTGCTATATTACATGTATATCTTCCGTTAAAATTTGGTTGATTTTGAAAGAACTGAGGAATACTCTCACTTGAAAAATTCGTATGCCTTTTATAAACCATTTTAAAGTAAGTTATTGTCGGTTTATGAGTTAAATACATATCTTGTAATCCATATCCAGCTAATTGAACTAAACCGCCACCCATTAATAATTTAGTATAACTTAGTATATTATTTTATTTAATATTAATTAACTAATTAATATTAAATTACAAACAATTAAATTACATCAAATGCTAATCCACCATAACCGCTCATAATTCTTAACATATTATATGAAACAGTCATTGTCTTAACAGTTAATTCTTGATCTACAATATTATTAAAATCTATCAATAAATTTATATCATTTAAGAAACTAAAATTTATACTACCTGATGGTTGAGTGGTTGTTGGATATAAATTAAAATTATAAACATTTATTCCATTTAATTCAGATTTAAAAAAATATCCATATGGTCTAATTAGTTGTGTTTCATTAGATGTTGCTAAAAATCGTGTATGACCATTTACTTTTAATTCACTTTGTTGTATTAAAGGAGGACTTGATGGATTAGTAGCATATCTTAATTCAGCTTGTAATGACTTATTATGATTATCAAATGGCATTTTTAATATTATTTGTTGATTTAATATCTGTTTTGATGGATCTCTACTTTCTAAACTTTGTATTAAATATTTAAGTTTGGTAGCTAAAAAATCCAAATATTTATTACTCGTTTCATTTTTATCAATATACTTTTTAATATCCAAATAATAATCATCTAAAGTATAATTATAATATTGTTTCTTATTTATTTTGTCTTTTAATTGAGCATACCAAATCATCATTTTAGTCGGATTCTTAAAATTTAATTTAATTTGATTTGTTATTGATAAAGATGATCCATTATAATTAGAATATTGAATTTGTTCTATTATATATTCATGTTTTGATTCAGCAAATTTCTTTCTTTCAGCATGATCTAATAATATGTAATCTAACATTAAATTCATTTTTAATTTGCCCTTTTGTGTTATCTTTGTATATGGATCACATTCAATTAAATCTGTTAATGCTTTAATTTTAAATTTTAAATTTAATTTATTATATAATAGTGCTATTAAAGGTATTGCTAATCCATTCATTTTTTTATATCTATTAAAATAAAATGGAATATCCAAGTATAATGTATATTTTCCAATTGAAGATTGTTTGAATATTAATCTTGAGTCTTGCCCAATCATTTTACTAATTGCTTTTTTCATTTCAGAAGACGCATGTAATACAAGAAAACAATTTGTAAAATTATCTTCTACTCTTTCTATTAATTCTCCTCCAATATATAGTTCAAAATAATCAGCAAAATATATACCTAATTTTTCAATCCAACTTAATATAGCTGTAGGTGGTCTTTGTTTAATAATATTAATTTCAGCGTTTGTATTATTATAAATCTTTATATCATTATACATCTGATCAATCTTTAACAAGGTATTATTATAAATCTTAATTTGTTCTTCATATAAATTAGGTTGTTGATTATCAATTTCTATAACTTCATTTAAAATTAATACATTTGAATCATTATTTGTTTGATATTTAGTAAAATCAAATCTAGCAATATCATAATTTACTGGATATGGTGTAGTTGGCAATTTAACGTTTCCAATATAAGTATTAGGTAAATTTAATTTATTGTAATTTATGTATCCATTTAAAGATGTATTATATAATATATTAATTAAATCATTAAACTGATAAAATCTTTCATTATAATTTATAGCAATTGTAGAGGTTTTTTGAATTAATGTTGGTAATTTCTGAAAATAAATATTACTATTATCACTAATATCTGCTTTAAAATTCATTAAAGAATATCTATTATAATTAGTGTCAAATTTTAATGGATCTAATATCATTTCAAATGAATCTTTAATTGATATATCATTCTTATATTCTTCTATTTCGGATATATAATTATTATAATTGTTTATTACATCATTACTTATATAAATATTTGAATCACTTATTGTAAATGTTCTATCTGATACAGATAAATCATAATTAAAAGCATGTTTTACAGCAATTGATTTTATATCATTTATAAAATCTGTCATATATAGATAACCAGAGATTGTTCTAATATCTAAATTATTACTAATTTTATATTTAATGTCTTTGTGTATTTTATTATATTCCGTATAAATTGTATCATATATGTTAGCAAATGTTTGATCATAGTAATGATTATGTGATATAATTACATTACCATTTGAAATATTATAATTATATAATTTTGGTAAGTAATCAAAATCAAATGTATAATATTGAGATTTTGATCCATAATTAATTTTATACTTATTTGCCCATTTATTTCCTAAATATAAATTAACATTAAATTTATCATCATCGCTTAATACACTGTTAAATATTAATATTTCATATATATTTCCAGTCATTGATTCAGCTAATTTATTTCTAAAATCTAAGTATCCTGGTAAAACACTCATTGATACATTACCAGTAGTTCCAAATGTGTTATTAATATTATTTTTAAATGAACTAAATCCATTATTATACCCCTCTACATAATTACCATCTATTCTATCCAATGAAAATATATTAATACCTTTTTGCGAAAATCCATAATTAACTTCAATATTAAATGTGTAATCATCATATATATAATTACCAAAAGGACCATCTGACCAAATAGTTGGACCTTGAGTTATATTTGCTTGATATACATTACCAGCATCAAAATACATATTATATCCACCGCTTGTTGATGTATCAGTTACTAAAAATAATGTGGCAGTAGTATTTAAATTTAAAATAGTATTAAAAAAATTACTGCCATTAAAATTTATACCTCCATTAATATTCCATGTTGGTTGAATATTTGAATTTGCTTGAACCATTTTATATATTTCACCAGTTGTTGCCTTATTTTGCCATTTTGCTACAGGATCATTATTATTTAAAACAGTAATTGTTCCGTATATATCTTTATAAACAGATGCTCTATCAGAAGAATCAAACCATGCTGACAATGAAGAAATATTTAAAGGATTGAAAGAACTTAGTGGATTATAATATTTTTGTAAATTAAATTGTTGATTTTGTAAATCAATATTTATTTCACTTATTAAATTACCCTTGTATTCTAAATTATTTATTAATATACTTTGAATACTACCATTCCCATAATTATTTAAAGATGATATATTTATTATAGTATTTGAAATATATAATTCATTTAGTAAATGATTAATTATATTAGTTTTTACATCACGAATATCGTTCATATCAAGTTTTATATTTCCATAATTTGAATCAATGTCAAATACACTTGTATATAAATTTGCATTAAATATTTTACTAGATGATATTTTTGAATAATCGTCATTTGTTACAACAATATTTTGAAAAAATTTATAATTATTTGTAATATTTACGTTTGCTAAATATAATTGTTGTAATAACGTAATATTTGATATGTTTGCTGAATTCTTATCGTAAAACTGTAAATATTTATTATTATAATTTGTTAAATTTATTAAATGTTCAAAATTTATATCATTTATTGAGTCTTTAATACTATAAATAATTGCGTAATTTTCAGCATAAAAATGATTTTGTATAATTTCTAAAATATTATAATATGGATTAACATAATATAAATCATACGAATTATTAGTATTTAAGTTACTATATAATAAGTATTCTAATAATTTATCATAATCTTTATCAATATTTATAATCGAGTATATTTTTGAAAAATAAATAATATTTATATCTGATTCTTCATTAATTTTTTTTCCTCTTAATATTAAATGAAAATATTCAGTTACTAATTTCTTATAGATCGTTTTATATGAAGTTGAATTAAAATATATTGAATTTATACTAGAAATATCTGAGTATTTAATTCTCATTTTACCATCCAATAAAAATAAATCATGCATCAAATATAAAAAATTGTAATAAAATATAGTTAATATATCATTAGTTGTTAATTCTCTTAAATTAATTGAGGAATATACATATGTATTAATAATTGGAATTAATAATGTATCTAAAGCATTTGAAAAAAATGTAATCGTTCCAAAATCAACCAATGAATATGGATCCTTATATGTATATATTCTTGAACCAGTGTCTGAATTGATTTTATATCCGATGTATATTACATTATTCGTAAGAAAATTAATCATATATGTTAAATCATCTTGAGTTAAAACACCTCTATCTAAAATCTTTAATGTTTGAGCATAATAATTAGCATTGTTTATATTTCGATCAATATTATAATTTGTTTGATTAAAATTATTATCTAATTTATTATTTTGAGCAATATTCGCAGATATATCAGAAGGTATTTCATAATTATATAATTTATTTATTTGAGGTATGTAAAGAATATCATAATAATAAATATCATTATTTTCTAGGGCATATAATGGTTTTAAGTAATTAATATCAGAATCATATATATTTTCTACATCAGTATTAAAATAAGATTTAATTCTTCTTAATTGAAATTCATATGTTTTTGAAAAGGTTTCATATGAATTACAATCTAATAATGGTATATTATATAATTCAATATTTGCTATATATGATATATTTGAAAATATATTAGTAACACTAGATGATACATCATATATATAATCTACAGATTTATCTACATTATATCCAAATAAGGAACGGTTATATTCAATAAATTGATCAATTGATGATAAACTTGGAATATATTCTCCTGATTGTATATTAATATTTTTTATTGTATTATTAACTGTATTTAATTCAATATTATCTTGAAGATCTAATAAACTTTTATTATTTAAATATTTATTATAATTATCAATATAATTTTGTTTAGTATTCATTAAATATGTCTTGATCGAGTCTAATCCAGATATAAATATATTTCCATATATTCTTGATTTACTAACTATCGCATATACATCTACGCCAGAATATAACAAAGAAGTTTTATCATAAATTTGTTTTAATGATGATCCAATTAATATCGAATTATTTATTGATACAATATAATTATAATAGGTTTGTGAATCAGTATCAAAACCAGTTAATAGTGTATTATATCCATAATTTGGTCTATATTCATTTATTGATTGATATGTCATATCGGAACTATAATATTGTAAATTATAGTCATTTATAGAATATAAATCAAAATTACTATAATTTGGAACATGTATTTTATTATATAAAGCATCTCCAGAAATTGTTGTGTCATTGAGTAAAATAAATCGTATATATTCTAAATTATCAATATTATCATTGAAATATTTAATTATATTTTTAACATCATCTACATATACATTACACAAACTTATTAATCGAGTAGATACACCAGCAGTTGGAAATCTATTCGTTGAATAATAAGCTAAGTCATTTAATATAGTACTATTTGAATCATTTGCTGAAATTAATATTTCGTTTTTAATACTAGTATTTAATAACACATTTGAATAAAAACCAGTCTTTTTATTCATTATTATAATATCATTTAATTGATATGAATAACTTTCACCATTATAAAAGTCTAATACACTTGTTATAACATCATCAATATCAGAATATGTAAAATTTGAATAACTTTTAATTGGTAAATTAATATTTCCATATGTATCTAATGATATTAAATTTTCAATATACCCTAAATTTAAATAAGAATAGTATAAATGAGGATTCATATTAAATTTATAATTACTACTATTATAATTAATACTAGCAACACTACTTAAATAATTTGCTATGTTTGATCCATCAAATATATTACTACTATTGGCCAATAAATTTGCTGTTAAATTAGCAACTGTTTTGACATTAAATGATGAATCTCTTATTCCAACAGTTTCAAGTTTTAAAAATTGATTTGTCTTTCTAAAGTATTGAAATTCTAATTGAGATCCAGTATTATAATATAAGAATGTCTTTAATATTATACCATAGGATGTCTCATTTATATCTAAATCTGTGTCAATTTTTGAATTTATAAAATTACTAAATGATGTATGTGTTGGTGCTAAAAATATATTTGATATATTTATAGATACATTTGAATATGAATTTTTAAAATAATACCCATTTATCATATTTCTATTATAAAAATCTTTTACAATTGTATCGTAAAAATAATAATTAACCTTAAAGGTATCTGTTAAATATTCAAAATCTGTTAATAATCTTATATAAGGTGAGTTATCAACAGTTTGTTGAGAAATTAATGATTTAATACGAATATTTAATAAATTTATAAAATTATGATAGCCAACTGTTACATATTTATATAATATATTTGGATTTAATAATGTTAATACATCCCTAGCATTATATTTATTGGTTATATATATCTGATAAATTACATCTAAATAATCATATAAACTAAGTATATAATCAGTGTATATGTAATTGCCGGTAATTGTTTTATTTGGATTTAATAATGTAGTTTCATTTAAAAATGAAGTTAAATCATTAGTATAGGTAGTATCAACATATTCTATTTTTTTAATTATTGATCTATAAGTAATTGTATTACTTACATACTGCATATTATAATCATACTTTAATAAGAAAGGATCATTAATAGTAATACTATTAAGATCAGCAATATATATGTATATATAATTCTTATTATTAATAACAATACAATTCTTTGAACTTAACTGTAATATTGTAGTAAAATTAAATGATTTATCAAAAATATATACAGGTGTTACTGTAGATGTTAAATTCATGATAGTATTTATAGTGCCATCATCTAGCGTTATTTTTATATATGATGGTGAATTTTCTATAAAATTTATTGTTTTTAATAATGGTCTCATATATGGAGATTTTTGTAATGTATTATTAATATTATTCCAATTTTGTTGATATAATGCATTATAATTATTAATATTAGTATTAATTAATGATAAATAATAATTATTTAATATCGTTAAACCATTAAAATTATTCTTTAAAACAGAAGTTAAATATTTTATCATAATTGAATTACCAAATTGATCTTGTTCTGTAAATGTTGATATTCCAAAACCATTCATACTATATCCAGCAGTACCATCATTATTTAATAATACTTTATAATATAAATTCTTAGCATATGTTTGTGTTGAAATAAATTGTATTGGATTTTTAAACATAGTACTTAAAATATTATAAATAATAGCATAATTGTCATTTGTATTTGTTAAAATATAATTACTAAAATTTGTTTGAAATAATACTTTTTGATTTGTTTCTGTAATTATAGTTCCATCCAAGTTAAAATTAATATTACTTGGTGTTGAAATATAATATTTATATAAATTATATGTATCAATATCAATTTGTAATACATCAATTTTCTTTAAATTAAAATCATCAGTTGTTTTAGTTTCTATTAAAAATTGATTATCTATTAAATATATTTGATTTATATTAAAATCCTTTCCAACATATTTAATTGGATAAGCATATATATATGTAATACCATTATCTGTATAAATTTTTGAAATATTAAAAATACAAAATGGCATAATTGTAGGTGAATCTACCAACACATTATAATATAAATAAATATATTTATTAATCAAGTTAATACTATAATTAAACTCATTCATTTCTATTTTATATTCACTATTAATTTGTTGTGTAATACGATTAATAGTAAATAACTGACTAAAATTACTAAATTCACTAGTATAACTACTACTAAATGGTGTAATTTTTACACTGATATTTGAAAAATCACTCAAATATTGAGTATAATTTAAATATTGTGTTGATATAATTTGTAATTCATTATATGTTGAATTTAATACTGATGTCTTAATATAATCAAATTTTAATATATTATATAATCCATATTGCTCACCATTGTGGGTAATTTGATTTCCTGTTCCATCATTTGTTAATACATATAATAATCTTGTTGATGTTGAATTTAATAATGTATTTTGAACAGTTGAAGTTATTAAGATTGATTGTAAATCTATTGTTGAAAAATATGTATCATTATATTCAGGATATCCAATTAAATTACTATCCGCTCCATGAAGTATATCTTTTACAATTGTATCATCATATAATTGAATTGGTCTAATAAATCTAATTGAATTTATATATTTAAACAAAGAATCTACAGCAGCAAATAATTCATCTGAAAATAAACTATCCTTTATTTTTTTCATAAAAATATTTTTAATATTATTTGATGTTAATAGCGTTGTAGTATCATTTTGCGCATATAAATTATTTACAACATTAAAGACAGGACTTAATTTAGTATTTCTATTTGAATAAAATAAAATTTTATTATAAAATTGTATATAATTTGTATCAATTATTGGCGTATTAATAAGTGGATATGAAAAATTAACAGATGAATTATCAAATATTAATGCATTAGGATTTATTTCAAAATAATATTCAGTAGTAGATGATATAATAAATTGATTTAAGTCTATTTTAGGAATAACAGTTGAATATGTTTCAACTGTCGTATTTGAATTATACAAAAATAACTGAAAATTTGGAATACTTGTAGTATTTTTTAGATCATAATCAAGAACTCCCTTTAATGTATTTAAATTATATAAATTATACTCATATATAGATTGATTAATTGATTTATATGAATTCTTTTTTTTTATATTTTCTATTTCTACATTCAATGGATTATTATATTCTATTGACACACTAGGTAATTCAACTTTAATTTGTATTCTTCTTAATAAATCTCCATTTTTTGGTATTTCAAAATTAACTAATCCGTTAAAATCAACCTGCGATGTAATTGGTAATTCATAATTAAAAATAGAAAAATTTGAATGTTTCTTATACACTTGTTTAAAATGATTTATTTGGGGATTTGATATTAATATTTTATCTTGTGCGCCAGTTACTAATAATTGTAATATTCCCGAAGGCATATATTCTAATATATAATGATCTTTTAAATAAAAATAAATAATAAATTATTATTTATTTATATATCATTAATTTATAAATTAACATAAATATACTTTTTCAGTGGTATCAAAACCATTAAAATTTGTAGATGATACTGTTGTATATGCCCCCATGTTTTTTATCTCAAAATAATCTCCAATTTCTAATTCAGGTAATTTTAATTCCATAATTTTATCAGCAGAGTCACATGTTCTTCCAAATATTATACTATCATAATCAGGCTGAACAATATTAGTATTAGAGTTAGTTTTAGATGTAATCATCAATTCTAATTTTGGTTTAGCAAAATCATAGGTTATATTTGAAAAGGAAGAGTATACACTTTCATCTATGATATAAAATATTTTTCCATTAGTTTTTCTTTTAGCTATTATTGGAACATATAGAGTATAAGATTTTGTCATAAAAAATCTACCAGGTTCTGATATAAATGTTAAGCCAGATGATTTTGTTATTGAATTTGATACTCCAGGTGATGAATTAAATAATTGTAATCCTTTATTTATCATATTTGCTTGATCTATAAATTGTTCGTCAGATTCACCAGAAAATCCTCCTCCGATATCCACTATTTTATAATTATGATTTAAATATTTTGTCTTATTTATTATATTATGTATTAATCTTACTGCTTCATAATATTGAGATGAATTATAACAACCGCTTCCAACATGAAATGAAAATCCAGATATATTCATATTAAATTTTTTTGCTAATTTTAAAATATCAATCGTTTCCTCATAACTACTTCCAAATTTAGAACTAAAAGGCATTAATGATTCTTTATCCTCTACTTTAACCCGAATTATTGTATCTATCTTCTTATCCTTTAATTTTTCTAATTCTTCAACTGAATCTACAACTGTCAAATTTATTTTATTTTCTATGGCATACTCTATATCTACACGGTTCTTGTATGGATTCGCATATATAATCCGATTCGCATTAATCCCCATTCCCAATATCTGTTTTATTTCACCATAACTTGCGCAATCAAAATTTATATCATTTTGCGCTAATGTTGTTATTAATTTTGGATCATTATTACACTTCACGGCATAATGTGGCTGAATTGAAGGTAAATGTGTTTTCCATAAGTTAATTTGATGTTGAATAGGTTTGGTGCAAACTTTAAAAAAAGATTTTTGGTTTTTAACTAAATCGGTAATGCGTCTCAATATGATAATAATAATACTTGAAAATAAATTTTAGAAATTTAACAAATCAATTTTTATTTATTAATTAATATGAATTTTTCATAACTAAACTTTTTTTATTATAAACAACTCGTTTGAAAGTTACAGCATAAAAATAAAAATAGATCATCATAAAATATTTTTTTTTATAAAAAGATCATATTAAAATAAAAGAGTAGAATAGTAAAAGAGTAGAGAGTATAAGAGTAGAAGAGTAGAGAGTAGAAGAGTAGAGAGTAGAAGATAATTAAATATTAAATACAAGTCCAGCCATTCCATTTTTGAAACTAAGAATATTATATCCAAGAGCAAATGTTTTAATAATTATTGTATCTTTATTTGTGGTAATATAATCAATTAGTTTTTGATTTAATACAAATTGAAAAGATTTATATTTATATGTGCTTAAATTAGCCGATCCACTTGGTTGATACTCTTCAGGTATTAAACCAAATGAATATATATTTATACCATCAGAAGGAGTTTTAGTATGATATTTATAAGGTTGAACATAATTTGTAAAATTACTATCATAATTTTGGAATCTATTATATTGTTCAAAAGTATAAGTTGTATTTATAAAAGGATTTCTATCACCAAATGTTGTTAATGGTTTTGCTATATTTTTTAATTTAACAAAGCAATCATTTTCAGATACATAATATAGTGAATAAATTGTAATTGAAGATATATCAGCACTAATAATTTTATAATCACCGTTATAAAACTGTGAATTAAATATTGTAACAGTATCACCTTGACTAAAAATATGATTATTCATAACAAGTTGAATTTTCTTTTCTAATGTTATTGTAGGAATATTATTTATACCATTAATTTTATATATTATTCCTAAATCATAATTACTATAAAAATTATTTGATAATGTGTAAATACTTTGAGCAACCCAAAATATCTCTTTTACTGAATTTATAAAATATGACTCACTAGTTACACTCTGCGTATTAATATTATTATAATTATAATTTTGAACTAAATCTATTATGTATTCCTGGGAAGATTGAGCAAATTTACTTCTTTCATCATTATCTAAATATATATAATCTACCATTAAACTTATATCAATCAATTGAATTCCATCATCAAAATTAAAGTCAGATGGAGCATTAGTATAAAATAAATTACGAATTTGATTTAACTCTATTAGTATTTTAACTTCGTGATATCTTAAAAATACAAGAGGTAATGAACCTTCTATATATTTATTAAACCAAAATTGTAAAGGAATATACATTGTATAAGAAGGTTTCAACGTATTATCATATTTTGTCAATATATCTATATTTCCAATCATTTTATCATATACTGATTGAATTTCACTATTTAATGATAATTCATTCCAAATATTAAACCAATCACTAGTATGTCTATCAATAATTTGTCCGCCTATGTCAAGAGAAATACTATTAATAATTTGATGTCCTAATTTTGGAATCCAACTAAATTTATAATTTTTATAACTTTTATGTAATTTTTGGTAATCTCCAATACTTTTAAATAAAAATTCATCTATTTTTTTTGTATTGTTTTTATAATTAAGTAACTCATCTTTTAATTTAATTAATAAACTATTTGAATCTTTAAAATTTGAAATATTGTAATTAACAATTATTTTAATAATATCAATATCAGATATTTTTATATTATTAAATGTAGAACCTTGATATAAATAACTACCAGAAGAATTATAAAATGTATCTGTGGGAAGAAATTGATTTATTAGTAACTTTTTACTATATGTTAAATTATATGTTGTCTTTAAGGTATTATATGTAGGTGATTGATAATATAAATTGGTTATTTCCATAATTTTATTAAAAAAATTAGTTAAATTTACACTATTATTAATTGTATTAATATATGTATTTAATTCACGATAATAGTTATATATAAAATCAATAATTGCCTTAAAATCACTATATTGTGTTTGTAGACTTACTATTTCATTTGTCTCTTGTTGTGTATAATCTGATGTATAATTTGGATTGGCTAAAAATACACTCGGAATAACAATCTTTAAATAAGCCTTATTTACTAAATCACCTATACGATCTAATGTACATGATATCGTATTTCCAAAATTTTTTATGCCACCAAATGTTTGCTCTAAATTTTCTATAGCAAAATTAGTATATCTTCTATATACCAATTTAAAAAATGTTATTTGAGGCATACCAGTTAAAAATATATCGGCTGTACCATATGCTACTATCTGAATTAATCCTCCAGTCATATATTATAATAATAATATATTATTATAATAAAATGTTATTAAAAATTAAACACTTGTAATAAATTGCCAATTTAAATGATTACATATTTTCTTCCAGATTATATCCATATCTTTAATCTTTTGATCAGACTTTAATAAATGGATAAATGGTAGTATATAATCTAATTCAATTAATTCACATAGTTTATATATTATATACGAATAACTAATTAAATTTTTTCTCATATTTGGTTTATATATTTTAAATGGTTCCTGAACTTCTCTAAACATTAATCGCAATTTTTCCTCCTGCTCTCTTTGTAATTGAGGAGGAGCCTTATTTGTTGTTTTGAATATAATATACGGTATATCATCATAATATTTATTTAATGAAAGTTTTCTTAAAATTTCACGCATATAATATGGAGTAATATTTTGAGGATTACCTTTTAAATCATATTTATTTATTTCTTTTTTTATTTGATCACATATAGTATCTGAAAGATCAATTACTTCTTTACCCTGAATTTTATTTAACCATTCATTAAAATGATTCATCGTTTTATATGCTACATACACTTTTGTATCATTACATTCTTCCTTATAATTTGGTATATCACTTTCTACTAAAATTGTATAACAATATCCACATGAATGACATACCATTGATCCATTATGTAAGTCTAATATCATTTCTTTATTACATGTAGTACACATTTTTGATAGGTTATCAAATTTATTTTTCTTCTTATTACCCATAACAATAGTCTCTTTATCAACTTTAGATAAATATTTATTTAATAAATTAAATTTATCTTGTGTATCATCTTCATAATCCATTAATATATCAAATACTTCATGATAATAATCAAATTCATCATAAAGTGATAATTGTTGAATTTTTGCTTGTAAATCTTGTTTTTTTAGATTATATCCATTCTTTTCTGATACATTTGTAGTAGTTTTTATTTTTTCATCATATTCAGCAATTTCTTTTTCTAAATCTGTAATTTTAGTTTGATTACCAACCAAGTCATTTGTAATTTCCTCATGACGAGTAGCTAAATTGGATTTTACAGGCTGTTTCTTTATAGACTGTAAGATTGAGTGATACTTCGAGTTCTTGTTTTTGAACATATATATTATTATTAGAAATTATGCTTTATCTTTTAAATAAAAATAGTATAGTTTTAATTATTTAATTAAATTTTATTTCCAGAAATTTTTTTCTTAGTAATAATTATATATATAACAAATGGGTGGCGGTTTAATGCAATTAGTAGCTTATGGCGCTTGATTTGTAATCTTGGGCGCAAACAGTGGGCGGCTAATAAGGATCTTGGTATAGCCTTATTAGATAAACCCGTGTAAATACCGAGGGATAAATTACCCAATTTATCCTATATAACCTGCTAGTCAGTTAAAAATATATGAAAAAACTTTTATAAATTATAAAATGATATAAAGTTTAATAATAATGAAAAACTGGCGAGAATGTCAAATTGCTGGGACTCCCTAAAGCATCTATTACCAAACTAAGATAGTAATATACTTAGTGGCCAAGAGTAAACACTTGGGTACGGTGAAAATATAGATGATGTTGTAGAGATACATAAATGGGTAATCAGCAGCCAAGTTCCTAAAAATAATATAAGAACATATTAATATAAAGATTTAAATGGGTGATATATATTTATTAGAAAGTCCAAGTGGAAAAAAATATATAGGTCAAGCAGTTAAATCTTTAGCAAATGGTAAAAAATGGGGATATCTATGTAGATGGAAAGCACACATAAGAGAAGCAAGAAACAACTTAAATTATTGTAGATTATTAGATAATGCTATAAGAAAGTATGGTTGTGATAACTTTAAAGTATCGCTCTTATGTAATTGTGATTCATTTGAAGATTTAAATTCAAAAGAAAAATATTATATTAAACAATATAATTCTGAATCTCCAAACGGATATAATCTAACTTCAGGTGGAAATGATAATAATACTCAAAGTTTTGAATCAAGTTGCTTAAAAAGTATAAGCTTGATTGGAAAAAATTTAGGAAGAGTATTAGAAAAAAGAATTCGTTTAAAACCAGAAGATAACAATTTACCAAAATATGTCAGGTCTATTAAAGACGGCTATAGAATAAGTAATCATCCAAGTAAAATTGATAGAACATTTCGATCAAAATTACTAACAATGGATGAAAAATTAAATTTAGCCTTAAAAGAATTAAATAGATTAAATAGTATGAATAAAATAGTATAATGAAAGGAATGCAGTTCATCGACTAAATGTCATTCGGGGAAGTTTAAACTTTCCATAAGATATAGTCAGGCGGTATATGAAAGTATATCGATTCAGCAAGATGTTTACCTCACAGGTAATCCTCAAATCACATTCTTCAAGGTAGTCTATCGTAGACATACCAACTTCGCAATGGAATCTATCGAACAAACCTTCAACGGCTCCGGTGATTTCGGTCGCAAAGTACAATGCCCTGTAGTACGTAATGGTGACTTAATCACCAAGATGTACCTCAGAGCCACAGTCGCTTCTGGCGACTCTACAGCCATTGCCTCTGGAACTTACGCCAGTGCCAAATGGGCCTGGGTAACATCCCTTGGCCACGCTTTAATCGATAACGTAGAACTTGAAATCGGCGGCACACGTATCGACAAACACTGGGGTGAATGGCTCACCATCTGGAATGAACTCTCCAGAAAGTTCGGCCAAGACCGTGGCTTTGCCAAGATGATTGGCAATGTCCCTGAATTAACAGTCCTCAACGCAACTCACCCTGCCTACACTCTCTGGGTCCCCATGAGATTCTTCTTCTGCCGCTTCGATGGCTTAGCTCTCCCCTTAATCGCTCTCCAATACCACGAAGTTCGCATCAACTTTGAATTCAGACCCGTTGAACAACTCGTAGTTCTTGAAGCCGGTTCTGGCCGCACCGGCAAAGGCTTAGCCTCTGCCCTCGGTCTCCAACTCAACGACTGCTCTCTCTACGTAGATTACATCTACCTTGATTCTGAAGAACGCAAACGCTTCGCCCAAGCCTCCCACGAATACCTCATCGAAGCCCTCCAATTCCCCGGTGAAGAATCCGTAACTGGAGAACAATCCAGATTCAGACTCAACTTAAATCACCCTTGCAAATTCTTAGCATGGGTCAACAAGCTCGGTCGCTACACTGCTGGAAACAACTTCTTAGCCTACCACCCTACTGACTTATCCGAAACCCGCTTAGCTGCCACAAAGCGTTTCATCCTCAAAAACGCTACAGTAGCCAGCGGCTATGCCACAGTAGATTCCTACGGAAGAGTCACACCCGCTGATAGCTCCATGGCCACAGTATTTGCCACAATTAACGCTGTAGCCGTAGCTGTCAATGGAACATCTGCTCTTGCTGATGTCGACAACATCACTGTCTTAGGCGAACTCTTACCTTTAGATTTCATCTCTAAAGCCGTATCTGCCTTACCCGCAACTTTCACATTCGACAACGGTGTAGCTTCTGGCACAATGACCTACCCCACTGCCGCCACAACTGGTGATGGTGCTCCTGCCAGAGACGTTGTTCTCTACAAATGGGACAACTTTGGTCTCCAACTCGATGGCACTGAAAACTCTGTCACAAAGGGCTTACTCCAACTCAACGGCCAAGACAGATTCTCTGAACGTGAAGGACAATACTTCAACTACTGCCAACCTTGGCAACACTTCAGCAACACCCCCAAGGATGGTGTAAATGTATATTCCTTCGCCCTCAACCCCGAAGAACACCAACCTTCCGGCACATGCAATTTCTCCCGTATCGATAACGCCACACTCGCGGTAACATTCGGCCGTGTAAATGCCATTACTGGTGCCGCCGAAACTGGCTTCAAGACTGCCTACCTCGGTGACAACTCCAAGTTCTCTGTATACGCTGTAAATTACAATGTACTTCGTGTCATGTCTGGAATGGCCGGGTTAGCCTATAGCAATTAAGCATTGCTAAAAAAATTGCGAAGTAAAATTGATAAAATAACCTTCACATATAAAGACATATTATTTATATATATTATATACATAATGTCTCTTCCAAAACTACAAAAGATAGCTTTAACCAGTACAATTCAAGTCCCTAAAAAGGTTGTCATTACTCAAACAGTTGAAAAAACTGTTACAACCTATAAAAATGTAATACTTCATAAAGATGTTGAATATAAAGATAAAAAATATGTAGTAGCATATTGTCCTTTTAATGATACCGAAGATTATTTATTTGTAATCGATTATGATCAAAAAGAAAGAGTAATTAATAAGAAATGGCATTATCGCTCAGGAGGATATATTGGTAATACTCATACAACTGAAGATGGTATTGTAAAACAATTATACCTTCATAATTTTGTTATGAATAAATTAACCTTTGAAGGAAAAGGACAGCATCATTCAATAGATCATATAAATCGTATTGGACGTGATAATCGTCATGAAAATTTAAGAACATTATCTCAAACCCTTCAAAATATTAATCAAACAAAAAGAGAAAGAACAGTTGAATTACCTCCAGATTGTGGAATTAATCCTCAAGATATTCCAAAAAATATTACATATCGTAAAGCAGACGAACATCATGGTGATAGATTTATAATTGATATTAAATTATCAACCGAAAGATTAAGATGGCAATCAACAAGTTCAAAAAATATTGATCTACAAACAAAATTACAACATGCTATCTTAAAATTAAAAGAATATAATACAACTAATAAAGAATTAATTGAAATTAATAAAAGTATTAATAATATTAAACAACGAAATGATTTAATAAAGTCTTTTAATGTTATATTAATGAAATCAGGGTTTCCTCAAGAAATTATTGATAAAAATTTAGGCATATTAGAAGACGAAGATGAAAAAGAAGTCGTCGAAGATCAAGAAGCACAAGACTTAGCTACTCAACTAATTGATCAAGGTTATAAAAATGTTTCTAGTTCGCTTCCGTTAAATTGCGGAATAACTCCAGATATGATTCCAAAATATTGTTACTACAAACCGGCGAAAGATAAAAGAGGTGATAAATTCATAATTGAGAGACATCCAAAACTTACTGAAATAGGTATCAGACAATGGGCAACAACTGAAAGCAAAAATAAAACTATTAAAGAAAAGTTTGATTTATTAATGGATAAAATAAAAAGTTTAGAATAATTAAGATTTATAATAAAAAAGTTATTATAGATTTTATTTCTTTTATTAATTTATATATAAATGAGTAAAAGTGTAAGTCATTATTTAAGAGATTATTTAAAATTAACAGGTAGTGCTAAATTTAACCTTATGGGCGGTGTTGATCGCAAATTAGAACCTGCTGAAGCAGCAAACACCCAGGCAACAATAAATAAATTTCTAAAACTTCTTCCAGCTCCTGGACCAAATAATGTTTTCGTACACACACTTAAGGAAGCAGCAGATTTTACCGCAGCAGCACCCCTTGACGCGAAGTACGCTAATTATGATGCGTTTGTCCAGGATTTTAAAGATGTTCAAAGAGCCCTTGTTGAAAAATTAATAGAAGAAGCTGATGCTTTGGACAAAGCAGAATTAGCAACAAAAGCAGCAGCAGTAGCTCCAGCTGGAGCTTCTGCCTTAATGGGTGGAAGAAGATCTAAGCAATACGGTGGTCAGCCTACTGCTGGAATGCCAACATTAGCAACTTCTGCTTCTGTTGCTGGAGTTATGGCTGGTACAGATCCTATATCAGCCATTGGTTTTATAAAAAATCCATTTTTTGATAAATTGACTGATTTATTAAGAGGCAACTTTCCTAATATATATGAAGAAGATCTTAATATGGATCTGGCGGTAGTATTTTTTCCAGAAGCAAATAAACTAGTTCCTTATATGGTTGCTAAATTTCCAAATATGGCAGACAGAAAGGCACAATTAGATCAACTCGCACTTTTCATACAAAATCCAGATCCTAAACCTAATCCTGGTGGTGGAGCTCCCATACCCATAACAGCTAATGGAAAAGCAAACGCAGATCAAATTGCCCTTTATATACAAAATTCATACGAGTAAAACATATAATACTTTATATACATAATTTACGCAAAGTATAGCCTTATATTTAATATATATTTTATTTTATATATAAATGATATTAATATTATCTATATATAAAATAAAATAATATTTATTTAAAAATTTAATATAAAAAAGATTTACATTTACATTTTAATATTTTTATAATATATATATATATTATGAATAGATTAAACAACTATAACAACTTTATTTCATTAAAAGGTGGAAATCCTGCGTATATAACTGAATTAAAAAAAGCATATAGTAGCGGAAATCCTGGAAAGGCCGTAGCAATGATACCAAACAATCCAATATATCAAGTCGATCTAACCGCATTTAGAGCTACTTTAATACCAATAGCAGATAAAAAACAGGGTATCTTGGATGAAATTTGTAGAGTGGACCCAACAGATCCATTATGTTCTGGAGGAAAACCTCCCACACCTCCCAAACCTCCCAAACTTCCCACACCTCCCGGACCTCCCAAACCTCCCACACCTCCCGGACCTCCCAAACCTCCCACACCTCCCGGACCTCCCAAACCTCCCACACCTCCCGGACCAGTTGTCGGAGGAATATATATGACTGAATTAAAAAAAGCATA